TAGATCGCCAATGATGCCAGCGCCAGTTTCCAGCAGACCGCCTTGTCCAAACACTGTGGTAGTGCTGCCTGGTCTAGCAATAGGACTGGTGGTTTTGTCATAGTGTGCAGGATCAGCAAAACCTATTATGTTGGCATCACCGCCGTTGCGTGGATCACCAACAGCACCAGAATAGTATTTCACGGTTTCATAGGCCACGGTCATTGAATTTTGCATGATGCCGCCACCTTCAGCATAGCTGTATTGGTCATGACTCCAGTTTGTTATTAGTGGATTGATCAAGATGTACTCAGCAAACTTGTGCTGGTCCATGCCGTAGATTCTGATGTCGCGGAAGAAAGGTGGCTTGCCTGAAGTCAATGTTGATGCGCCATCATTGTATGCTTCACCAATATAGCCCCAGTCGTTGACATTGCCCAGACGTTGTTGACTGTAGAGGTCGCGACCAGTGTAGCCAAATCCGGCCACGCGACTGGCATCTTGCCCGTTGCTGCCGTTGTTGTTGTTGGGTTCTAGGTATCGTTGAGCTGGATCTTTGTAGTAATAGCTCATGTAGTAGTACCAAAGTTTTCGTATGAGGTCGTTGCTGGTGTCATGAAACACCACACTCACAGGTTCATAGTTCAACTTGGTTTGTATGATTCTTTTGCGGTTGTACTGGTTTAATGTTTCTGTTTCAATGTTGTACTTGGGCAAGTCCACAGTCTTCACTGCCAGGCTTATGTTTTTGATGTCGTCTGGATCAGCAAAGGCGCCACGCAAAAAAGGCACTTCGGCTGTGTTCAAAGTAAAACTCACATGAAAAAGAAACTTGAATCGTGGCTTGAGTTCGTAGGCATTGGTGGTAAATGTACGGCTTGCGTGTTGGTAATCACGCAAGCTGTTGTTGCCTGTGAACCCTTTTAAGAAGTCCTGGCCAAATGACGGCATGTTTAGACGCCTGAGCCAGTTACCACATCACCTAACGCACGTCCAATTTCAGTACCGACGCCTGAACCTTCAGGAGTTTGGTTAGCATTGTCGTAAGCAATGGTCATGGCAATGGTCACTGCTTCGTTGGTGCCATAGTTGAGTTCACCGTAGTCAGCACCTTTGAGGTAGCAGCCATACAGTTCCCAGGTTTCAAGTACCACAGGTGCATTGGCACCGTTGCCACCATCCAACACTTCAATCTTGGTAAGGAATTTGTAGTCAATACCAGCTGCGGCTGAACTCATTTCTAAAAAGTCCATTTGTTTCTGGAACTGCTCGCCTATCAAACGACTCACTGCGCCACTTGCATCGTCTCGTATGGTGCAAGCAATGTCTGCCCAGGCGTGTCGTCCAGCCAACTTCAACGTTGAGTTGTAGATGGGCAGTGCAATTTCTTCAAAGGTCAAGTTGGGTCGTGCCACGCTGAGCACTTGTTTGGTTAATTCAGTTCTTGGAGTGCTTACCCCAAAGTTTTCAAACATCACTCTAAAGCGATATCTAAGTTTGGGCATCAACAGGCCTTGAGTGGTAGAACTTTGATCACTTGCCAAGGGTACTGTCATTCGCTGTAATGATGAAACGGCCATTTGTTATCTCCTATATGTTTATTTAGCTGAATAGGTGACCGGAAAAATCCGGTCACTTTTATCATTGTCCAGCTGCAATGGCTCCAGTATTCTTGATACGCAGTGGAATGTAAATGAATTCCACAGCCTTCACAGGTTCAATGGCCACATCCAAATAAAGTTCATTGCGATCAATTCTAGCAGGTGTATTGTTGCTTTCGTCACACACCACCAGATAGTCATAGATAGCACGTTTGGCTATCAAGTCAATCATCAGACTGTTTGTGGTGTTGAGTATTTCATTGCGTGTGATCTGATCATTGGGTTCAAACAAATACAGTTTGCCAATTTCTTCCAGGCGTCCACGCAAGAACACTATGAGTCGGGCCACATTGATACGATCCAATGCAGTGGTAGCACCCTGACGAGTTTTGTTGCCAAAGTTGGTTATGCCCACTCCTGGTATAAAGGTAATGGGGTTGATGTTGTTTTCGTACAATACATCACGCAGTCCTTGACCAATGGCAGTTTGCACAAATTCACCTGTGGCAGAGTCAATGTAACCAATTGCGTTGGCATTGTCAATCACACCACGGCGTGTGCCTGCTGGTGCCAACCATGGGTAGCTCACTGCATCACTGCGCAGGATTGTGCGTACCATCATGTGACTGGGCGGCGCTACCACAGTGTTGCCTGACAAGTCGTTGGTCTGGCATGAAGGATAGAACACAGCAGCATAAGCTGATCCAATGATCAATCCATCTTCTGTTGGCAGTCCAAGTCCGCCATTGTTGGTAGCATAGGTTGCAAGGTCTGTGCCATTGGCTGCAAGACGCATGGGAGTGTCGCCCACAACAAACAATGTGTTTGATCGTTCATTGCTGAGCGCCACTAGATTGGTGGCCAGTTCAGGATAACCAGGTGCTGCTATCAAGTTGAATTGATTTTGTTCTTCTCTGGCAGGTAAGCTGGTATCGATACCAGCTCGCATGGCTCTGATTACCAGTGCTCGTTGTGCTTGACGTCCTGCATACATGCTACCGTTGGCTTTGTTACCGCTGGTGGTGACCCAGGTGTAACTGTACAATGGCAAGTTGGCATTGTTTGTGGGAGCAGCAGGATTGTAAGCACCAGCATCAGGATAATTGGCTGTGGTAAAGTAGTTGGTAGTAAACTCTTTGACATTGTAACCACTTCTGCGTGTGTTGAACAACAGCATGCCTTGGGGATACAGTGCAGGATCAGGTGCATCCAGGTCCAAGTGATTGCTGGTCAACAAACTTTCTATGGTAGGAATGTCGTCAGTCACAGGATTGGTAGCGCCACTTGTGCTCCAACGTGCATCAGCAAACAGAATACCATTTTGTGTGACTTGATCTGTGGTATCTACTGCTACCCATTGCTCCAGTCCGTCCACTTGTTCCCAACGATACAGTGCAGGATAAGCTTCTAGATCACTGGTGTCAATCCAAAGGTCACCCAGTTCCAGTGGTGATTCGGCTGTGTCATTTTGTGTAAGCGGAGCCGATGCAGCCACTATGGGACCGCTGGCATTGGTCAAGCTGAGATCAAAGCCGCGCACGTCATTTGTGACGTTTTGATAGCCAAGCCAGGCACCATTTTCTTGGATCATGATATCTGCTTCGTCCACAGTGCTGTAGTACCACAATCTGCCGTTGGCAGGATTTTGATCTGGCGCATTGTCGCTGGCAGTGTAGGTAAACTGTGGGCTTGTTACCCAATTGGACAACACAAGAAAGCCTCCGCCCAGTGGTTCAGTTCTGACATATGTGGTGTTGACAGAAAAACCAGCTGTGGTCAGCGGGGTGCCTACATCAGGGCCTACAAAAATAGTGCCACCTTGTGAATGTGTAAACACAATTTTGCCTGCGCTGTTGACACTGGCACTAACAAATGGTATGTTGGCCAAGCTCACTGCTGAGATAAAATTGGCCACGGTGCCTGTGCCTGCAATGGTCACTGTGGCAGTGTTTACTGTGGCTGTGCCAGCTTCAGTGGCCTGTAGGAAAAATGTATCGCCTGGAGTAAATGCAAGGCCAGTGGGAGTGGTTGTGCCTGTTACAATTGTGGCTCCCAGTGCAACTCTTTCCAACAGAAGAAAAGCACTGTTGGCATTTGGTGCAGTGGTTGATGCCAAGCTGTTGTACTGTGCATAGGTTGTGCCTACAGGTATGTTCTTGCCGCCACCTGTGGGATCAAGACTGAATATGGCCTGTGCATCATCAGCAAACAATGGAGTAGTTTGAGTTATAAACACATCCAACGCTGCTGAATATTTTTTAACTTGGAGACTCATGCCTGCATTGACTGAGCTGAGATTTTGCCACACGCTGCCGGTGGGATGTGGTGCTGTGCTCACACCAGTGCCTGTGTCTGTGGTTCTCCATCGTGGAGCTTGATAACTGTAGCCTGGGAAATAGGCAGGTGAACGATATTCCAACGCTGTGATACCCAGTGCAGTCAACAGTGCAGTGCCGGCATTGGGACCAGGTATGATTGAAACAAGACCACCCGATGCAGTGGATCCGTCATTGGTGGCCAGACTGTTGGCATAGATAGCCAGGCTGCCGCCCACATTGGCAGCACTGACACCAGTGATGGCTGCTGCATTGATAGTGTTGGCAAATCCTGTCACAGTGTTGGTAGCACCCACAGCAATCAAGTTGCCATTGATGTAGATATTGGCACCAATGGTTAGAGTTGATGGGGTGGTTGATCCAACCACTGCTGGCCAAGATATTTTCCAAGCGTCTGTGCCCACTTGTACCCAGTCATTGTCTTCGTTTTTGTAGTACATGGGGTTGTTCAATGCCACCGCACTCACTGCATAGTCTCCAACGCTGCCAAATGATGGGATGGGGGTATAATCACCACCAGCAAAGTTCACCAC